AACACTTCAAAATCAACATCTTAAATATAAAAGATGCTGGTAGTGTTGCTGGTTCTGATTACGGAACTTTCTCATTACAAGTTCGTTCAGTAAACTTTAATAACAATTCAAGTAGACCTGGAAATGATTCAGTAATGGAACAATTTGACAATTTAACATTTGACCCAAGTTCAACAAATTACTTTGCAAGAGTAATTGGTGATAGACACACATCTATTGACTCAAATGGTAAATTAACTTATTATGGTGATTATCCAAACAAAAGTAAACACATTAGAGTAGGAGATTTTTCTAATTTAGAAACTTTCCCAACTACTGTGGTGCCTTTTGGATTCAATAAACTATATGTTCCTTTCTTAACAACACAAGTAGCAGCTACACAAATTGTAACAGCTTCATTTAAATCAAACCAGAGTTCATCAGTATCAGACTTTGACCAAAATACATTTTATGGGTTTGACTTTGGTAATCTCAATAATAGAGAATACCTATCACCAATCCCATCAACTGCCGCAGTAGGTAGTAATGTAACAATGTCATTGGAAAATATGTTAGGTTCTGACGGAGCTACAGCAGTAGCAACAACTTATGCAGACCAAACAGAATTGATAACACTTTCTAATTCAGCAATAGAACAAAGAAAGTTCTCAGTTCCTTTCCAATGGGGATTTGATGGTCAAAATCCAGCAACTCATTATGCTGTCGGAACAGACATAGCAGGTTCAAACACACAAGGATTTAACTTAAACACTTCAGCAGATAGTGGTTCAATAGTTTACAAGAGAGCTATTAACGCAGTATCAAATCCTGACGAGTTTGATATCAATATGATGGTATTACCTGGTGTAATTCACGGAACTCACTCAACAGTAACTAATCACGCAATCAATAAAGTAGAAGATAGAGCGGATACTTTCCTTATCCTTGACGCTGCTAAGTATGGTGATTCAGTAGATACTGTAACAAGTAATATAAGTTCATTGGATTCAAACTTTACAGCAACTTATTACCCGTGGGTAAAAGTCATAGACGAAAATACTAACAGACCAACTTGGGTGCCACCTTCAGTTGTTTTACCTGGTGTCATTGCATTCAATGACGAGGTAGCTTTTGAATGGTTCGCTCCAGCAGGTCTAAATCGTGGTGGTTTAGCAGATGTTGTTGAAGCACAAACAAGACTAACTCATAGTGAAAGAGATAAGTTGTATGAAAATAGAGTTAACCCAATCGCTACTTTCCCTGGACAGGGTGTGGTAGTGTTTGGTCAAAAAACTCTTCAAGGAAAACCAAGTGCATTAGACAGAGTAAATGTAAGAAGATTGTTAATTTCATTAAAGAAATTTATCGCATCAAC